GATGATACTTTAGCTTCTGCAAAAGCTATCAAAACTTATGTTGACGCACAAGCTCATTTAAGTCTGATTGACGAAGATAATTTTGCTACCGATAGTGCTACAAGACCACCATCACAACAATCAGTCAAAGCATACGTAGATGGACAAACTCATTTAAGTCTTATTGACGAAGACAACATGGCAACAGACAGTGCTACAAGACCACCATCACAACAGTCAGTTAAGGCTTATGTTGATGGACAAACTCACGATAGTGGAATTGATGATATTGTTGAAGATACCACACCTCAATTAGGTGGAGATTTGGATTTGAATGGGAACAGTATAGATTTTCCAACTACAGCAAATATTTCGGATTGCCTAGATGAAGATACAATGTCTTCAAATAGTGCAACAAAATTAGCAACTCAACAATCTATCAAGGCTTACGTTGATGCACAAACTCATTTAAGTTTAATAGATGAAGATAATATGGCTACTGATAGTGCTACTAGACCACCTAGTCAGCAATCAGTTAAGGCTTATGTTGATACCCAAGTAGCAACAGTACCAGTAGGAGATATTACTTCTGTAGTAGCAGGAGATGGTTTAACTGGTGGTGGTACAAGTTCAGATGTAACTTTAAATGTTGTTGGTGGTACAGGTATTACTGCTAATGCTAACGACATAGCTATTGATGCAACAGTAGCAACACTTATTGGCTCACAAAATTTAACAAACAAAACAATCACAAGTCCTATTATCAACACAGGAGTATCGGGAACAGCTATATTAGATGAAGATACTTTATCTTCTGATAGTGCTACTCAATTAGCAACCCAACAATCTATTAAGGCTTACGTTGATACGCAAGTAGCAACTGTGCCGACTGGTGATATTACTTCTGTAGTAGCGGGTGCTGGTTTAACTGGTGGTGCAACAACAGGAGCGGCAACATTAGATGTTGTTGGCGGAACAGGTATTACTGCTAATGCTAATGATATAGCTATTGATGCAACTGTAGCAACACTCATTGGTTCACAAATTTTAACAAACAAAACTATTGATTTAGATAATAATACATTATCAAATATTGAAGTTGATAATTTAAAATCAGGAGTTTTAGATACAGATATAACTTCAGTATCTTCTTCAGATGATACACTAGCTTCTGCAAAAGCTATTAAATCTTATGTAGACAGTCAAATACTAACAAAAGACAACACAGACGAAATAACAGAAGGTTCAACTAACCTTTATTATACAGATGCCAGAGCACAAGCGGTATCAATCAATAATGTTGTAGAAGATACCACTCCACAACTTGGTGGAAATTTAGACTTAAATGGAAACAGTATAAATTTTCCAACAACAACAGGTATTTCAGATGTACTAGATGAAGATGCTATGGGTTCAAATAGTGCAACTAAATTAGCAACACAACAATCAATCAAAGCTTATGCTGATACTAAAGCATCAGCAGGTTTCGCAATTGCTATGGCAATAGCGATGTAAATAATAGCAATAAGGAGAATAAATAACAAATGGCACAAAACTTTAGAAATAGTATAACTAGAAATACTGGCACAAGCCCAGTAGATATACTTCCTGAAGCATTAGTTGACAGTTATGATGCTGTCGTAGGAATAAGATTAGCAAATACTACTGTAGCTTCAATTAATGTAGATGTTTATATAGTTCGTTCAGCTACAAATTATTATCTTATTAAAACAACACCAATCGTTCCAGGCGGAAGTTTAGAATTGATTGATGGTGGAAGTAAAATAGTTTTGCACGATAACGATAAAATTATGGCAGTATCAGATACAGCAACATCATTAGATGCAGTTGTTTCTTATATAGATGCAATTTCAACATAATAACAATAACAAATAATAATAAGGAGAATAAATAACATGGGATATATAGGGAAAAAACCTTCAGATGTACCTATAACATCAAGCGATATACCTAATTTACCTGCAAGTAAAATAACTTCAGGAACTTTAGATAACGCTAGAATAACTTTAGATGCGGCTGAAATACCAAATATTTCTACTGATAAATTAACTTCAGGTACACTAGCAGATGCTAGAATTGCAGATTTATCAGCAACAAAATTAACTGGCACTATAGACAATGCAAGAATTACTTTAGATGCCGCAGAGATACCAAATATTTCTACAGACAAATTAACTTCAGGTACTTTAGCTGATGCAAGAATTGCGGGTATGGCATCTTCTAAGCTATCTGGTGCTTTACCAGCTATTAGTGGTGCGAGTTTAACAGCTTTACCAGACCCCTTACCAGCTTCAAGTGGAGTTAATTTAACTGCTCTTAATGCAACAAATTTAGGAAGTGGTACTTTACCAGATGCTAGATTTCCAGCAACCTTACCAGCTTCAAGTGGAGTTAATTTAACTTCTCTTAATGCAACTAATTTAGGAAGTGGAACTGTAGCTGATGCAAGATTACCTACAACAACAGTTGCTAAAGGTGGCACAAATCTTTCTAGCTTTGCGGCAGGAGATTTACTTTATGCGACAGGTTCAACTACATTAGCAAAATTAGCAAAAGGTTCTGCGGCAGATTTACTGACAATGAACGCAGGTGCAACTGCTCCTGAATGGGTAGCACCAGCAGGTGGTGGTGGTGCTTGGACTGAAACGGCTGACGTTGACGTAGGTGGTTCTGCTGTATCATCTGTAAATGTAACTGGTGCTTTTTCATCTTCTTATAATAGTTATAGAATGATTATATCAGGAATGGAAGTCACCGAGCAAAACAAACGGATGCAATATAGATGGTTAATTGGTACAACCGCAGAAGATGACGCAAGATATAAAGGTGAATATAGAGTGTTAGTATTTAGTCATGATAATGACAGTCATCAATCGACGTCAAACGACCACTATACTGACACTGGGACTTTAGATGGGTTTTTCTGGTTAATGTCTGGGCCAGGTTATGATTTTGGTGGAAGTGGACATCACTTTGATGGAGTATGGACTATAAATAATCCAAATGATTCTAATTCAAGTGTTAGTATAGAAGGTCAAGCCGTTCATAATGGTTCAGATGCGACTATTGGCGAGTGTATTAAATTAACAAAAATGAATTGTTTGTATCAAAAAAGATGTGCGATAACTGGTATTCAGATATTCTCTTCTTATGATAACATAGTAAATGGAAACATTAGAATTTATGGAACAAACGTATAATAAAAAGGAGATAAAAAATGTCAACAAGTACAAATAAAAATGTAGATGGTGTTATAATGCCTATGTCTGAAGCTGAAATAGCTAAAAAAAATGCAGAAGAAATTGCTAGTAACACTAGAGATGATACTGAATGTGTTAGAGTTTTTAGAAAACACAGAAATGAATTATTAGTTGGAACTGATTATTATGGATTACCAGACCACACTATGACACCAGAAATGACTACATACAGACAAGCATTAAGAGATGCACCTGATGGAATAGAAACTGCTGAACAAGCATTAAATTTTGTTTGGCCAGTTAATCCTGAAGGATAAAAATAAAATAATTTCAAAATAATTAATTAATTATGGCTAGAAAAAAAGCCATTTCTGCAAAGCAATTTGCAAATGAAATGGTTGGTATTCGTTTATCATCACATGAGAAATTATGTGCTGAAAGAATGAAAACATTAATTGAAGCCATTAAAGACCTTAGAAAAGACGTTAATGAATTAAAAAATACTGTTTCTAAAGGTAAAGGAATGGTCGCAGTTTTAATGTTCTTAGGAACAATAGTAGCAACAATTATAGGTATATTTCAATTCAAGTGAAATACGTTCTGATTTTAACTCTATGTAGTTTTGTAGAGGGTAGTTTCGTTTGTAATGAAAAAGATAGTTCTATTGCACCTTTTGAATACGATAGTTGGACTAATTGTATTCTTTATGGCTACAAACATTCACATAATTCATTAATTAAAAATTATTACGAAAGAATTGAAAAAGAAAAATTATCAATCAAATTTGAATGTAAAGGAGTTCAGGTATCATAATGAGCGAATGTAAAAATTGTTTTCATCCATGTCATTGTGCAGAAGACAAAAGTCTTCATGCAGAGATATATGGCGTTTGCTCCTGTGAAAAGTGTAATTGTAAAGTTAGTGCAGAAGATGAAAGTTTTGAAAACAATGGATTAGTAATTGATGACACAGGTGAATGTGAAAGTTGTCAATAAATAATAAAGGAGAAAATATGTGGAAATTAGAAATACCAACTTATGCTGAATGGAAAGTTGCTGTTGAAAAATATCAAGAGCAAGTTCAAAAATTCTGGCAAGATTTTTTTAAAGATACTTTTAAAGTAGAAAAATAGTGACAAGAAAAACTAACACAGTTTTAATTGGCTTGTTAGGAACTATCCTTATGGGTTTATCAACTTGGGTCTTGATTACACTAATTGAAATACAAACGATAGTAAGCATGGTGCAAAATGAATTAATGAATATAGATAAACAATTTGGTCGTGTTTATAATTTTATAGATAGCGTAAGAACCAAAAATTAAATAAAATGCAAGAAGACAACTTAAAAGAACTTCACAATGTTCTAACAGAGAAATTACTAGAAAGAGTAAAGGACCCAGAAGTTAAAGCTTCTGATTTGAATGTTGCTCGACAGTTTTTAAAAGATAATGGTATTGAAGCTATTCCTGTAGATAATTCACCACTGAAAAATTTAGTGGATGAGTTACCTTTTAATACAGAAGAAGAATTAAATCTTCATGCAAAACATACCAACTAAACTAAAAGATTTTAGAAATTTTTTATATCTAGTCTGGAAACATTTGGCATTACCACAGCCAACAGCAATTCAATATGATATTGCTAATTATGTTCAGACTAAACATAAAAGAATTATTATTAATGCTTTCAGAGGCGTTGGCAAAAGTTGGATAACTTCGGCTTACGTATGTCATCAACTTTTATTAAATCCTCAATTAAACATATTAGTAGTATCTGCATCTAAAAATAGAGCAGATGACTTTTCTACATTTACATTAAGACTTATAAACGAGATTGATGTTTTAGCTCACCTAAAACCTAGTGACGAACAAAGGCAATCTAAAGTGAGCTTCGATGTAAGACCTGCTCGTGCATCTCATGCACCGAGTGTAAAATCTCTGGGAATTTCATCTCAGTTGACAGGCAGTCGGAGCGACCTTGTTATTGCGGATGATGTGGAAAGTGCCAATAATTCTGCAACAATGGGAATGAGGGATAAACTTTCTGAACAGGTAAAAGAGTTCGAAAGTATCTTGAAACCACAGGGTCGCATTATTTTCCTAGGCACAATGCAGACAGAGATGAGTTTGTATAACCAATTACCAGGCAGAGGTTATAAACAAAGAATATGGACAGCCAGGTATCCTACTGAAAAACAAGTTAATAATTTTGGAGCAACTTTAGCTCCATATATTAAAAACACTTGGAACACAGATTTAATAGGAAAACCTACAGACCCAGATAGATTTGATGAAGAAGATTTATATAAAAGACAATTAAGTTATGGAGCTTCTGGCTTCAATCTTCAATTCATGTTGGATACATCAATTAGTGATGATGACAAATATCCTTTAAAACTGTCTGATTTGGTCGTTATGTCACTAAATCCAAAGACAGCTCCAGAAAAAGTTATATGGGCTAGTAGTCCAGAACTTAAGCATGAGGAGCTTCCTTGTGTAGGTTTACATTCGGATGCTTTTTATAGGCCGATGCAAATACAGGGTGATTGGATAGATTACCATGGAGCTGTACTTGCTATAGACCCTAGCGGGAGAGGAAATAACGAAACCAGTTACGTCTGTGCGAAGATGCTGAATGGAAATATCTATATCACCGATGCCGGTGGTTTAGTAGGTGGATACACTGATAAGACACTTCAGACAATCGCTAACATAGCAAAACAGCAAGAAGCAAAATTAATCCTGGTAGAGGAAAACTATGGAGGTGGTATGTTTACAAAACTACTTCTTCCATTTGTTACCAGAACATACCCAGTCACCATTGAAGAAATTAGACATCAAGAAGCTAAAGAGAAAAGAATAATTGATACTTTAGAACCATTGATGCAACAACATAGATTAATAATTGATACTCAAGTAGTGCACAAAGACTACAACAGCAGTAATGAAATGTACTCTGTTGAGAAAGCTTTAAGGTACCAATTGTTTTATCAAATGAGCAGAATAGGGAGAGTAAAAGGTTCACTAGCAATAGATGACCGCTTAGATGTTCTGTCAATGGGATGTAGGTATTGGATAGACCAACTATCCAGAGACCAACACAGTGCTCAAATACAGAGGCGTGAGGAGCTTCTAAAGGATGAATTGAAGAACTTTATGGACACTCAACAATTCAAAAAGAAAAAACCTAAAGGTGAAAAATGGTTTTAATAACACATGGACACTATTAGATATAGGGTTCAACACTAGCTATACCCATAGGGTTAAACTTAACGTTTAACTACTAGAGAATGTCAGCTTCCTAATGATAATGATGAATATTAATAATATAAAATATCTATGTAAACTTATGGATAATGATAGCCATAGTGAGCTACCAAAACCTATGGAACAGTCTTATTTCAAGTTACATAAACCTCAATTAACTTTAGTAATAGACAATACCAAACAGAATACTAATAGATTGTCTTATAATAGTTATCTAAATAAGAGACTTAAGGGTTTCTTTGAGTTTATATTTAGTAAAGCAGACATATAAAAAAATTAGATACAAAAATCTGTTGGGGTCACGTAATATGCCAGAAAAATTTATCCTCCCATAGCCTTCAAAAAATCATAAAATATAGCACCGGGTGCACACAATGCACAATATTTATATATTAAAGGACCTAGAAATATTGAATTATCTTATTTTGTAGGTAGACTTTACATCCTTAACATTCAAAACATTTAAAAATTGTCTTAAAAGTAACATAATGAACAATATTTTTTTTATTGTTCGCTTGCTTGCTCTTATCTGTTTTTAACTTTTAATCCTGGAGGCGCTCCAGGTATTGGACCAAAAGAAAATAATATATTTTTTTTATAACTATTGACAACGGCGCCGTAGCTATAATATAACATCTACGCCAGCGTATATAAATTAAATTAATAAAAGCTGGTAGAAAGTGAAACAATACAATGAGAAAAAGAAAACAAGATAAACCAGAACCGGGCAAGATTTATAGCTTAACTGGTGGTCATGGCGTACCATGTATTGCAAACGGCAACACGTGGGCAGAAAGTGAATATAAAACAGACGAGCAAATAGCAAAAGCAGTTGACTTAGATGTATCTGATTTCAGTGATGATGGTGCAGACATTGATGAACTTAGAAACATAATGGAAGGCGGTATATAGTGAGCACAAGAAGCATATACAAATTACAATATGGTAAAACTAAAATTGTAATTTATCGTCATTGGGATGGTTAC